TCCTTATTTAGGTATTTTATATCTCTGTTTGTTGCCATTTTAATTGAATCCTATTTCTAAAGTATCCTCTATACCAGTATCTGCTATCGTATAGCTCATCTGTATGAAGATTTGTTGTTTATCCGGAGTACCTGTTATTTGTAGATTTGTAATAGTTATGGTTGGAAAATACTTTCTTATTAGGGTTTGTATATCCTCATCTAAAGCAGCTTCTGTATTTGTAGTTAGCTGTTCAAAGATATAAGCTTGTAAACCTGCTCCGAAATTTGGATTCAAATATCTTTCTCCGGTACCTGTTAATAAAAAGTTAATAAGGTTATTTTTAATAGCTTCTCTAGTTGTGTAGGTTGAGGAAAATACTCCAGGTGCTGTGAAAGGTAAACTTACCCCTACAGCAACACTAGGTTTTCTATCTATTGGAAATATTTTCTTTGCACCAAATGCCATTATTTCTTAGACATTAAACCCATTATTTGATTTAGGTTTACTTCACCTGCTGGTAAAGAAGATCCTTCTGCAGCTGTATTAGCAGCTACTGGTGGTCTATATTCTTGAGAAGCTCCAAAGTTTAGAGCGTCATTTGACCCTACGTTAATGTTTCCGTTTCTAGAATCTAACATACCATTAAGTAATGATGCATATTTTTCTCTAGTACTGATAGCAGGTGCTGTAGGAATTGGTTGTACGTGTGGTTGTACAAAAGTTTCTGTTACTTGTCCATAACCACCTACACTACCAGGAACTGCTTTAGGAGCCTTTAAAGCCTCTAGTAAAACGTCTTTCAATTCTTCTTGAATCGCTTCTTTTACAGTTTCTTTGATAAGTCTTTTTAATGTCTTGATGTCCATTTTTTATAAATATTTCTTAATTAGCTTTTAGATTATCTCTGTTTATTATTAATTTTAGTTCTTCAATAAGAACTTGAGGGTCTTGAGTGAATGAAGGTTCTGTCTGTAGAAGTACAATTCCTTGACTATTTTTTGCTTGTCCGATCTTTTGATTCAAATGGTTGTTGAATGGTTTCTCTACGATAGCAAACGTGAATCCTTGGTAGGTAGATTGTATATTAGAGGTGTCAGCAAGTTTAACTATGCTAAGTAGTGTGGTTACATCATCTCCTAGTTTATTCACCTTCTTACCGCATTTTTCAAGTACTAAATCTATAACCTGAAGTAACGCTAAGATTGATTGTAGAATCAAAGCAGCTCCGGAAACATATTGAGATCCGAGCTGTATTGCTCTTTTTAACTCTGGTAACTTAGGGGTTCCGTCTGTATTAAACGTAAGGTTCAATTTCAGATCTTCTAAATCACTTAATAAAGCAACCGCTGCTCCCGGTATCACCGGTACAAATTTACTAGCTAATGATGTTGCAGTCTTTAATAAACCTACAGCATCTATAGTTCCTTCGGTTGCACTAATGATCGGTGATAGTATCTGTAGTGAGCTATCTATTAGATTAATATACTTTGATGTATTTTCAATATCAGTCCCTAATGCATTTCTAACTGCTAGTACTTGATCTAAGATTGCTTGAGATGGACAGTGATTTGGTACTTGTGGATTTCCTGTCTCAAGTCCTGTTATGCCTAATTTTAAAGCTTGATCTAATAAGGAAGATACTGCTTTAGCTTTTAAATTTTCAATCTTAGTATTGACTGTCTGATTTATTCTATCTAAAGGACCCGCAGCTACAGCAGTCGCTACTGTTACACCTAAAGCGAGTGAAGCTTGGAGAGCGAGTTTACGCTTTTCTGCTGCTCTCTTATCAGCTTCTTGCTGTCTTTGTTTCTCTAATTCTGCTGGTGTCATTAGGTTGTGTAGTTGTATTTTGATTTAAAGATATCAGTATTAATTGTACTTAACCTGTTAATCCACCCTGGTGCTTTTTGGTTCAGAGTCGGTATTGGTCCCCCAGAGTTTGCTGCAGAAACAGAGGCAACAGAAATATCTTGAATGATCGAAATCAATTCTTTTATTACTGCTTCTAATGCATCCCCTAATACTAATGGTTCAGTAGCTGATTTCGAACCCAAGTACATATTTTCGGTTTGAAAAACTGCTTGAGTTGTATCGATATTTAATCCTGAGTTTGAACTTAGACTAATAGTCTTTGCTGAGCTTAGCATTAAATGATCTTCAGAGCTATTAAAAATTAATCTTCCGGAATTAATTAAAATTTGTTTTCCTGTGTATTGATCCGGTAGTGTTGGTGTATTCTCTTTGTAAGAAAAGTAATTTGTACTAGCAGCTTGAAGTGATATCTTTTGAGTGGTTGTTAAGTAGATTGAAGATGCATCTGTATTGATATTCTCTACTGTATATTCCCATCCATTTTTAGCAGCATCCTCTGTTTGTCCATTTCTAATAATGGTAACTGCATCTCCCTGTGTTCCAGTACTAGACCACTCATTTTTACCTGGTGCTGTGCTAGTTAATCGAATACTATTACCCCATCTACCTTGGTAGATACTATCTCCCTCAAACGGTTGTAATGGGAATATATTAGGACGCTCTTTAAAGTATTCTCCAAATTTTATAGTTCCAGTAGAATCTGTGAGTTTATTTACACTTCCTAAACTAGTATCTATATAGTTTTTAGAGTTAGCAGGTATCGTATTTCCTGCTACATACGGTATTCCGTTATGGTGTGGATGGTTCCATAAATTAACTACACTGATGTAGAAATTCGAAACCGCCGAGGTTTTACTTTGTATTTTTTTATTAGGCAGCGAGGTTATGTAAACTATCTCATTGATTAATGGATATGTAGTGTTATTTGGATACAGTGGATAAGCTACTTTTAGTAGCTGCTTCTCTGATGTTGTTGAGTAATCTGCTGTACCTGCTGTAACATCTACAATCTCAACTGCTCCTATTGCTTTAGGTCCTCCTAATTCCTTATAACGTGGATGTGCGTTATCTAAAACGACACTAACTACCCTCCCTGCAGATCGAGAGTTTGCTAAATACATCTCCCTAGCAGTACCCACTGTACCTGTAGCGCCTGCTTGAGCTCCTGTATTTACAGCTGCAAATCCGGTTTTAGTCATTATCCTATAGCTTTAATATTGTTTATTTCTCTCATTAATTGCTCTCTTTCTTCTTCTGAGATACCAAAAGAATCTGTTGCAGACTCTTGGTTTTGTATTATACGTTGAATGATAGTTGCTAGTTTAACCAATTGATCATCATTTTTAACTCCAATCTCTAGGTACTCTTTAATTAAGGGGACAATTAAAGTAGCATCTCCGGTATCCTCTATTAGAGGTCTTAGTTCTGAAATCAAAGCTGTGATTTGCTTCTCTTTCTTTTTTTGATTATCGTAAATCTCCTCTAAAAGATCTCCGAACTTTTTATCTTTAAAAATTAATTTATCTAAACTCATGATTAGTCTATTTTTTATAAATAGAAAGCGGCGCGGTTTAGAAATCTACATAACCGTTCTCTAGGTAAAAAGCATAGTATTGTTTATAAAGCTCTCCTAAGTCACTTGCTACTTTCGTTATCCTTGGAGTTTTAATATCAATCTGCTCTCTAATATAGATGTATAAAGCCTTCTTATTGAAGATTGAGATCTTCTCTCTCTTTCTAAATAAATCTAAAATAGCATCCGCAATCTTTGCATCATCATCTTTGGGAAATAATTTATAGATATTCTCCGTACAATGCTCAACAAATAAGTCAAGGAACTCGGAGATCCCATCCACCGGATGTATAATAGTTGAATCTACTTGTTCACCGTTTGCATCTAGAATATCGCCGTAAACATACTCACCCTCCTCCTGTTCACTATTTAGGTTGTCAAGAGATAGTAGCTCCATCCTCTTTTTATAATTTTTTTGATTTGAAGCAATTAGGTATCTTTTAGCAATTGTACCGAAATAAGAATAGGCTTTAGCTCCGTTCGTTGGATTAAACTTATCTAGTTTAGTTAAGATAAAGGTTATTACCTCGTGTTGTAGGTCTTCTAAGTTTGTTTCTTCCGTATAGTAAAACTTAAATGTATGTATTAGGTTTTGTGTTAATTTAAAGAGTGCATAGTGTATCTCTTCTCTGTATATCTTATTTCTTTCTACTTGATCTTCTGACTGCGTATACCTAATAATAGCGAGTTCAGTATCATGAGTGAAATAGTTTTTATTTTTCGTCTCCATTAATTATTTTAAAGTTATTTAATCGTTCTTGAATAACCTTAATTTGTTCGAAAAACCAACCTATCTCATCATCGCTTTCAAATGATCCTTTAGCGTCTAGGGTTTTTAATCGCTTATCACTATGTTCAATAATTTTAGAGAGTTTATCCATATACAAGAAGTAACTCGCTAAAACATCTTCTTGTTTTTCGTTTTTGCGTAGCAGGTTGTAGGTTGTATAACTCAAAACTAAAACTACGATGATGAGACTGGTGATTAAAATTGTCATACTTAGTTAAAAAGATTATCCATAGCACCTTTTAAGCCTTCACTTCCGATATTTGAGAGTGCTTTATTTTTAGCGGCTTGTTGATGTGTGGTTGGATTTTTTGCTATTGTTTCTTTTGTGATTGCAAACTGTTTAGATTTTGGCTGTTCAACAGGATTAACTGTCATCTCGACTATAGAAGCCATTAGGTCTGCTTGATGTAGTATGTAAACGATCACCGATTTAGGTTTACTTTCGAGCACCCTAGAGATTAAGTAGGGCTTATTGCAATCATCGTAAAGACCGTCGTGAGTTCTGATAGCAAGCATTTCGTTTACTGAACATTTAATACCGGCGTCCTGAAGTAGGAATAAAGAACGATCAGGTATTGTCATAAAGCCTACTGCTGTATTATAAGTGTAAACCTCGCCTAGATTTTTCCTTCTCCATTCATCTTGCCCCGGTATATATAGATCATTCTCAGAATCTCCTACCTTTCCTAAGTCGTGATTCATAGCGGCAAATACTAATTCTTCAATTGTAAATGTAGTCATATCACATCCAAATTTCTCCCAGAGTTTTGCAAAATGCAAAGATGCTTTTATTACACGATTAACATGTTCAATATAACCACCAGGGAAACAATTGTGATACTTAGTGGTATGTGAAGCAGGCATTATAATAAATCTTTCTACTCTCTCCTCATAGAAAGATCTTAATGCTTCCTTCCTAGGTGAAGAAATATAACGGTCAATATAACCTAAAAATTCTTCCCAATTTGCTTGAAGTTGTTCTGCTGATAGGTTCATAATTAAGCGGAAATTTCGTTGTTAGTTGTTGGTTCGATGCTAATAAGGTTTTTTACTTCGATAAGAACATTTTTAGTTCTTTCGATAGTTTCTAAATAATCTTTAACAGGTTGCTGTGTTTGAACTACTTGCTCTAACGATCTTAGATTATTTTCCAATATATCTAATTGAATATTTACTTGATCTCTATATTTCATACTATTAATATAATAACTATTCTTTAAATAACCAACTTAGTTACTAAAACTTTTTAAACTTTGTTTTAAACCCCATGTCTATAGAATACGAACAAAAGATTACAAAGGCAACTTATTTTGAGAAAAAATTATAAAATCTTTGAATTTTTTTATAAATGCACACTTTTCATACTCCTCCCTATCTTGAAAAAATATAATACTTCTCTCACAAGCTGTTAGGAAATCTGCTTTTGCCTTTTCAAGAAGTACATCTTGATGAAAAGGATTCTCTAAAGATAATTTAGTAAGGTGTTTAAAACCTGCTGTGTATAACATAGATCTACTAACTTCAGTATTAGCTTCGAAATCAAAATGACTATCTATGTTTACGGCCTTCAGAAATTCAATAGTGTTTTGAATAGACTCCTCTCCTTTTAAAATCATTCTCGTAAATAAGCCCATAAGCACATATGGGTGTTCAGAGAGATCTGTAATCTCTTTCGAAGGTTTTTTTTCCTGGTTCTCTGGTTCAGAATCAAAAAGACTAAATATACTATTAGGATCCATATTAGAGTGTTGTATAACCTATATAAAAAAAGGATACCCTAAGATATCCTTTCTAGTTTACATTGGGGGTAAGCTTATCCTTGACTTAGGATAATATTTTTATTGAAGTATGTAATTGTGTTTGCAATTTGACGAATTAATTTTTCATCACCTAGTTCTTTAGCTGCACGATAGGCGTCTGTTAATTCACTAAATGCTTTTTTAGCCTCTGAAGATCCTGCATCAACATCACTAGCAGTATCCATATTCATATCTACTCTAGTATCACCCATTCCTTCTTCACCATCAAGGTTCAAATCAATATTCTCACCATCGGTTCCAAGATCAATATCTACATCTTCCTCTTCAGGAGCTTCTACTTCTTTCTTTTTCTTAGCTTCTGATATTGAACCAGCAGGAGGATCGATTAGGAGTTCTGATAAGTAATTAATAATATCATCATAATCAAAACCTTCCTTATGTAGTTGTGTCATGATTCTATCAGCAATGCTAAGGAAAGCTCGTATATCATTCTGATTTACAAGGCCATCCATTCTCTCCATACCCTCATAAGAAGTCTCATCCAAGTTATCCATATCAGCATAAGCAGCCA